CTTTCAAATTTTACCAGCAGAAACAGCCCGAAAACAGCTTTTCACGAAAGCCGCCCGACGCGGGCGCGCATACCTTTCGGCTGCGGGACGATTTCGTAGTACATGCGCATCATCAGCGGGTCGAAATAGTCGGGCGACCGACCGAGTACGGCTTTCATCTCTCGTTTGTCGATGATCCGTTTCTTGCTCGTGTCGGCGTCGACGTCGCGGGCGACAAGGCAGGCTTCCAGCTCTTCGGCAATGGTCGATTGCAGTTCTTCCGGGCAGTCGATGCAGAGCAGCCCCGCATTGATAACCTCCGCCAGTTTGAACGCGCATTGCGATTTGAGGTTGAAATACGTGTTATCTGGCGCGGGCGCTCCTCCGTGGAACGTCTTGATGCCCTCCAAATACGAATCGAGGTACTGCCCCAGTCCGTCAGAATCGGCGATGATGTTGGAGCGCCGGACGCCGTGCCGCCTCGATTCGTCGCGCAGGTCGGTTTCGATCTCCTTGCCCGTGCTGTATGGTTTGTCGATAGCGAGTTTAGCGGCCATTCCCGTCCAGTTGAACGCGACGAAGCGGTCACGGCCTTTCATGGCAAGGTCGGCACTGATACGCCGCACGCCGTCGCCCGTCTGCCGCTCGTTCGTGAAGCAGTCGAGGATGGCGTCGTAGTCGGCGAGTTGGTTTGCGTTGCTCTCGTATTCCCATTTGCCGAGCAGTAGACGTAGCCGAATCGACTTGACGCCGATTGATTCGAGCGTTCGAATGTAATCGGGCGTGATAAACGGGTTGTCGTAGACCAACGCCTGAACGAATGCGCAGTCTTTCGGTAACGTTCCGTCGATATGCGGTTTGTAGAAATGCTTATACAGCCAATTCTTTTTCGGGTTACAGGTTATGAGCATCTTCGCTTCCAGTCCGTATTCCTCGTTGAGATGCCGCCCGATTCGGGATTTCAGCACCTCGTAGGCCATATAATGAACCTCTCCGGCCTCCTCTATCCAACCACCTGTAAACTCTTTCGACCCCAACCGCTCGAACATCGGGTCTTTCTGCGGATAGAATGTCAAGTCGAGCAGTACGATTTCCGACCCGTTCGTAAACTTGATGCCGTCGTCCGTGATCCGGTAGTCCGTGAATCCATAGGAATCGGCAACCTTTCCGAACGTAACCAGCACGGATTCGCGGCTATCCTTGATGTTGTTTCGGCCGACGAACCAGCGCGTTTTCGGGAACGCCCAGCAGCAACGCATAAGCCAGTCGCACCCCAACCACGATTTGCCGCCGCCTGCTGCGCCGCCATAGACGACGTATCGGATTCGCGGGTCGGCCAAGTGGCGGTAGGCAAGCAACTGTTTGTAGTTGACGCGCTGCTGTTCTTCGCGCTGTTGTAGTCCGTCGGTAAACATGTGTTATTCGTCTTCTTCCGACAGTTTCCGTTCGCGCTCCTCGTCGATACGGCGGACGATTTCGTCGATGCCCGGCACGACGGGCAGCACCGACGAAAACCCCTTGAATTCCTTTCCGCCCGATGTGATGTCGACCTGTACCTTGTCGAGGCCGAGCAGTTTGTCGCGGCGTTCCTCCCATTTGCGGATTTCGGCGAGGATTCGCACGTCGCCGACGGGTTCCTCCGTTACGCTCGACGTTTCCGATTCGAGCGGAACGGGGGCGTCGAGAGGCTTGCCGACGACAGGATTTCCGAACGTGTTTATATCGACGAGTGCCGTGCGAACTTTTGCCCGCTTGACAACTCGTTTCTGCTTGCTGGCTTCGTACAGCCGCCACAGTTCCGCGATGGCGCGGTCGCACTCCATCAGCGCCTCGTCGCACGCCTGCTGTGTGTTGCTCGCGGCTTCGGCTCGCCATTCGCTGACGAGCAAATCCCAATCGGTCTTGATCGTCTTCGGCGTTACCGAATATCCCAACTGCCGTTCGACCTCTGCGGCGATCTGACGAAACGGCATCCGCCGTTCGAGGCGCAGATGCGACACGAGCGGCAGACGGGCATTCCGGCGGTCTTTCGCCGATTTGTTGTTGCTTGGGTGTGATGCCATTGGTCGTTACTTTTTAACCGATTCGCGCAGTATCTTCGGCACGGCGTATCGCCATTTGATGTGATGATGCAGCCGCCGATGGGCGGTTCCCATTGCCGAAACAACCACGCATGACGGGCAATACATGACCGTGTAGAAACTCTTTACATACGTGCCCGCGTCCAAGTACAATTCCGTCATGCCGCCGCTGTTGCTCTGCGTTTCGAGTTGGTCGAGGCCGATTTGTAGGATGGACAGAAATACCCCCCCCCGCGACCCCAGCAGGACGTAGGTATTGACGTCTTCGTTGATACGGCCGACGAATTGAAACGGTCGGTCGACGGAGCAGATAAACGAATTCATGGCTTTGCGCATCGGCTGTATTCCGTCGTTGAATCTCGTCGCCTTTTCGCCGCCGATATAATCGCCGCCTTGTCCGATTGCAAGGGTCAGCATTGGAGCGGAATTGAAATAGTCGAGCAGCATGTCGAATACCGCGTCGAGGTCTTGGACGTCTGCGCCGTGCCAGCGTAGCTGGTCGTCGAACCGGAATTTGAAATACGTGTAGTCGTCGTCCAGTTCGATGAAATGTGTCGCCCCGATCTGCTGGGCCAGCTCGAAACAGGCGTTGCGGGCGTAGATGATTGCCCGGCGGTCGCCGAAATTGTCGCCCTCGTCGAATGTCTTTGCGATCTCCGATTTGGAAAAGACGAGCACGTCGCCGAAACGTTTGCGATATTCCGGCAGTGTCTTGTCTTCGTCGTCGCAGACGATGTATATTTTCCCCGTGTACCCGTGTTTGCGCAGTTTCTCGTAGGTCAACACCCGGTCGGGGCGTCCGTGCGTCAGAATGAACGCGACGAACCCGTTATGCCTCATTGCCATACTCCCGTGTGTATTCGTTTCGTATTTCGTCCGACAATCGGATGTAGCCCTTTTCGATGGCTTTGCCGAAGTCGATAATGACCAGCGCCGAATCTTCCATAAGCTCCTGCATTTCTTTCGAGGCGTGTGCGTAGTAGTCGGCAATCTTGGCGTAGTCGAACACCGTATGCCGTGCGGCAGCCTGCCGCAGGAACTCTTTTTCGTCGGGCGATACGTTCGACGCCTCGATCTTTGCCAGCAGTTCGTCGGTTCGGCCGCTGTCGGTCAGCGTCGATAAGTCCGGTTTTTCGTTCTTCGGCTCGTAGACGGGCGACGTGATTTTGTGCGTGTAGTGCTCGTCGGCTTCCCCGTCGCCGCCACAGCGTCGCCCCGTTATATCGTTAGGGTCGATGCCATTTGCCGCGGCCAACGCCTCGATGGCCGATTTCGGGAGTAGGTCGATGTCGAAACCATCGTCGATGATCGCCGCGATGTCGTACTCGTTCGCCAACATGTCAATATCGAACGTGCCGAACGATAGGTTGTCTTTGATGATGAACTGCTGCTGCTCGTCTTCGTCGAGTTCCGAGGCGTAAAGCGTCGGCACGGTCGGGTGCATCTGCCATTCGCGCCAGTAGTTCAGCAGCGCGGATTGTTTCGCCTCGTCGAAATGCCGGAACCGATACGACGCCCGCAAGATTTCTGCGAGGTCGTCGAATCCGAGTTCATGGATGTATTTCAGCGCCCGTAGGCGCATATTTCCGGCAAGGGCGATATTCCGGTCGTCCACGACGACGGGGCGGTAATACAAGCCTTTCGGCAGCAGTAGCAGGGATTTGACCAGTTCAGCGAAATCGTCTTCGGTGATTTGTCGCGGGTTGTGCTCGCTGGTATTGAGCGCGCCGACCTGCATTTCGATAGTTTGCGGAATTTTCATAGGCCCGATATGCGTTTACTCTGTATTGGTTACCAGCACAAAGATATGCAAAAAGCGTGTAAATAATACACGCTTTCGGGTAAGATTTTATCAGCGATCAGACTTTCGAAATTCGGTTAGCGCATTTGTCGGCGTAGCACACGGATTCCTGATGCAGTTCGCACCAACCCTGCCCCTCGTCGTCTTCGTCAGCGAAAAGGGCGCAACTGCCGCAACCGATGGCGCGCATCTTGTCGCAACCCTCTTTGCAGGCGGCGGCACATTCCGGGCACAGAATCACCTCGTCGCGGGTAACTACAAATCCGTCGCAATCGGGGCAGCCCGTATTCTCGCAGTTTTCGCACTGCACAATTTCTTCCCCGCATTTGGGGCAAGTCGCGGTCGTTTGTTTTTTGTCCATCTTTATTTTGGTTTTGAGTTATTAAGGGCGGCATTCATTTGCCGCAACATTTCTTGTATTTCAAACCACTACCGCATGGGCACGGTTCGTTGCGGCCAATCTTCTCTCCGCTTCGAACGTATGTCCTGCCACCTCCGTTGGCGCATCGTTCGCAGATGGGACGACAATAACCGTCGTATTTGTAAATCCTCGGGCGGCCGCAGATGGCACACCGTTCCTGTACGGTAGTTTCCGGGGCAATAGCTTTGTTATTCATTGTAGCAAGAATTCAAGTTCGGCGATTTGCGTGTGTTTGAGCTGCGCGCCTGCGTGTGTCAGATACTCTTTTTTCTGCTCTTTCAATTTGTAGCGGTCGGCAGATGCGGTGATTCGATCTACCTGTCCGCGCAGCTGGTCGAGCATCATTCGTATACCCTCTTCCGGGGTTGCTTCGACAAAGCGGATAAGGCGGCGCAAGTGGGCGATCTCGTTGTTGTGGTCGCCGATCATGCGGCGGATCTTCTTGCTGCGTTTTGCGTCGGCCTCCGTCACCCCCCCCCGAACCGACCATATTTTTTCGTCTTCGCTTCGGAGTGTTTCGATAGCCGCGATTTCGTCGCGGATAAGCCTGTTAAGGTCTTCGACTGTTTTCATAGTTACCGTAATTTTTCGATTATAGATTTGAGGTTCTGCATATAGTCCGTATTCGGATTTTCGCCGTGGGTGCCGACCAGTCGGACGTACAGCCATTCGAGGAATTCGGCGTCGTTTGAGGGCGATTCGTTGGTTGGGCGGTTTCGCTCGTCCGCTCCGTAGACGTATTCGATGATCTGTTTCGCCACATCTACCGCTTCGCGCGCAAACCGATATGGGGTCAGTTTGTCCGGTTCAAATATCCCGACGATGATTTCGAGCGCAGCGAGCAGGTCGGGCGCGGCGGCCAATAGTCGGGCGTTGGCCTCGATGCGTTGTTCCGGCATCGGGCGCGGGTTATTGCGCAATACCTCTGCGACGGGAGCGCATCCGACGGCGTCGCCGGAAATCGAAACGATCGAATAGTTTGCGACGCCGTTTCCGCCGACGTGCCCGTCGACCCGCCACGGGCCGGGTGTTCCTCTGAATTTCGGGTTGTGCGTTGTCATTGGCCACCTCCTTTCAGCAATTCGGGGTTGTCGTGGATGTTTCCGATGATACAATAAGTGCGGGCTTCATAGCTTGAAATTATCGTAATCATCCCTTCTTTGTCGATGAAATCGAATCCGCACAGCTTGTTTTCATATCTGACTGCTCCGCGTCGGTCAAATCCGCAGTACACGTAGTTGATTATATCATCTTCATAAATTTCTTTACCGTTATTATCATTCAAGCCCGTGTACTGCCCGACGGTAGCGGGGTCTACTTCTCGGACAACTCCGCCGGATTTATAGGGTACAATTTGATGTGCTATACTTCGATCTCTGTTTTCTGCTTCAATATAGCTGCCGACTATCCACTCCCCATTGTCGAGGCGTTTGCCTCGGAATTTAATTTCTCTCATTGCTTTGCTGTTTTAATAGGTTGATGATTGATTTTGCGTCGTCTGATTTTCCCAAATGCTCGCTCGATCTCTTCGATGGACGGCGGAACAATCGGGCGGGCGCAGGTGATCTCGTCCCGTGGTTCGCTATTTGCCGGGCGCGCCATGTACCAGCGGATTTCCGACTGGAATTCCTCGAACGTCCGGCAGACGACGTGCCTGTTCCCGTTCGTGATTGCGAGCGAACGCCATTCGATTTGTGCGTCCGATAGGGCGGAACGTCGGTCGGTAGTTTTCATTTCGATACATAGGGCGTTGAAGCCTTCGCGTCCGAGCAGCAGGATAAGGTCGGTAACGCCTGCGGTTACACCCTCCGCTTTCATTATCGCGGCTTCCGTGCGGCTCCGTGCGCCGCCGTTCGGAACGGCGAACAGGAGTTTGCCGACG